ACATAAAGTGACTCTTATGAACTATTTGAGTCACGTATTGGAATTTATTTGATGAAGATACATCATACACAAGACTTTGAGCTTGATGTATATGTATGCTTTGTTGGATTGATTTCTTTACAACTTTATGCACTATTAGTACTACCCTTCAACACTACATAATAGGTAGATGAATGTTGGAGTACTAGAATCACAACGACGGTGGTGAATCCGTGTCTCATTTTCAAGTTATTTAAAGAAAATGAGGATCAGGTGCTACGTTTTATAACGTAGCACTTTTATTTGTACATATTTAGTGTGATATCTTGTAGCCATTATGGCGAAGATACGAGTTGTAGATTATTTATTTGTCAGCAACCTTGGTGGCTTTTCCCAAAAAGTGGGAATGACTTTAATCTTAGCATGAAATAAAAAATATAAAATTATAAAACTATTACAAAAATATTTACATGTTATTTACATAAATTAATCTTCATCTGAAAAATTTATGCTAAGAGATTGGTTTTGATTGATATTATAGCCCAGAATAAAACATCTAACATACCTGGCACTTTTCGCTTTGCGATTGGTATAAGACCCAGACAGAGTGTGTCTAATTTGTTATTTGTGTATAAAAGGAGCTCCAGCGCCTGAGTAATGGCTGGAAGGCACTTCTGGACTTGAAGTGTTTGCTATAGATCGTTGAAATCAGATCAAAAATTTCGTTTTTGTTGAAGCGAAATTCTGGATAAGTCCCAGTTTAGTTTTACTCAACACTCAGCGCGGGGAGCTACCCGCGTGACGCCGAGGGTCGGACAGGAACCCTCTCCCCATAGCTTTATCAATTAAAGCTCCCTACGTATTCAATTCTGAATAGCTGTACTTTCTTTTCTTCTTTTCAATGCAATTTATTATATTATTTTCTTTCACCGACTTGATAAAACATTATATAGATCTTTAATTTTAGATCTTTTTACGATATTACGAATTTTAAAATGAATCCTTTGAATATTGAAGACGAAGATGTGTGGGTTTTTCCCACCTCCCAAATAGGGGATCGATTGTACTATGAAGATGAGAATTATGATTGGGTTTTGGATGATCCACGGTTGTGGAATCCAGAAATGGGTCCAGCACGCGTTATAGATCTTATGCATCCTTATTGTTGGAATTTATCCCTCAGTACCGATATTGTAGACAATCATATATGGACATGGAATTACGATGGATCTCCCCCCATGGGGCGTTTGCCTTGTGGGTGTGCTATGTATCGAGTTAATCCTATTTCACCTGCTAGATTTTATGCAGTTTATACGATTCACTACCCGTATTGTGAGTATATGGATTGGATATCTGACGATACCTACATAACTCAATACGATAGAGTTGACAGACAACTCGAAGAAGATCAAGAATATTATGATCACTTTTTCCGAAATCAATCAGAGGAGATTGAAAATGACGAAATTCCCGAAAAAGTGGGAACATCCGATATAAAATATGGGAAAACAGTTTACGAGCATCTTTCTAAAGCTCGTGTTATGGATGCTGTAAAAGCAACATCTACTCTTACAGCACGCATTAAAAAGCGTGCCAAACGGCTCACGTTTCAAGGGTTTAAGAATCAATCTAACAAATCATATGATATGCGTGATACCCATCTCACTCCTGCAGAAATCTCGGGAATAGAGACAATTATGGCTCCAATTTGGAAGAAATATGAATCTTTTACTATGTCCGATATAGGGTGGACGATTTATGAATATGCGATGTTTTTCACGAACATTTGGTGTACAACTAATGAATACCAATTGGCTGTGAATTTGTTTGGTTTTGCGAAAATCTTCAAAACTTCGAAATTTAATTTTCCACCATCCATTACTGCAGCGATCGGCATGCTTGATAAGGAGAAGAAAGTTCCACTCTCTGGTCCTACAAATCAGGCCCTAAGTTTGTCCAGTATTTTGGACAAGTGCCGCGCCCTTCGTTTAACTCTTCAGGGTATTGAGACTATTCCTTTTATTAAAATGCTAACCAGAGTTATGACAGTTGCAAGTTTAATAAGATGGATGCCTAAATCAATCAAGTGTCAATCTGAATGGTTAGAAATGGCATACTCTAGTTGGCAGGACACTATTCAGAAAACCTACGAGAATCCCACTTCTTTATTAGATTTAGTTCTAGATACTACTAGTGCTGCTATGGATTTTGTATTATGCACAATGTCAGACGGTATGTTCGCTAGTTTGCAACCACATTCGTTTGCTTCTAATGTGTCTACGGCTTTAGCCCGAGGTAGGGCATATCGTACCGGCACTTTGGAAACTTCTCACGGAATAACTAGAGCTCAATTTATGAGAGATACAGAAGCCGTTTTAAGGGTGGCTAAAGAGTATGCCAGTACAAAAGCTAATTTAGGTATGCACACTTTAGCCTTACGGAATTTGACTGACTTAAAAGTTTTGTACGCAGAGCTATTAAATGATAAATCTAATTCTGATTTACGTGTAGCCCCTTTGGCAATAGCATTTACTGGAGAATCCGGTTGTGGAAAATCTATTATTGTACATGAGACTATTAATTTAGCAGGTCATATCGGTGGTTTTTCTACTGAAGATTCTGATATACACTACGTCAATACTGCCGATGCTTATGACTCGGGAGCCGATAGTGGAAAAACCGTGTTAGTTATAGATGATATGGCTTCTGAACATCCCGATATTAGTAAGTATAAGGGAGCTGTTATGATTAGGTATAGTAATACTATTCCTCAAGTAACTGTTCAAGCAGAAGCTGATAAGAAAGGTAAAATCGTTTTCAGACACCATTTTTGTGCCATCACATCAAATGTACCAGATCTTAATTTACAAGCCTCTATGTCATTTCCACAAGCTGGTTTTAACCGGTGTGTCTTAGTGGAAGTTTCATTTAATCCCAAACTCGAGCGTAAAAAATATTATAAGAATGGTAAGATAGATTGGGAAGCTTTAAAACGAGACGGAATCGAAAAAGAAGCTCAAGTTTTTCGGTTTTACCATTATGAAACCACAAATTCTACAGCTCGTGTTCTTTCTTCTTTCAAACAAATCTTCCATAATGAGGGAAAATACCTTAATAAGGAACAATTTTTTGAGGAGTTTACTCGATTGCTTCTTGAGAAGGAAAAATCTGGGGAGGAATATTTAGCTGCTATTGCAGAAGTTCGCAAAAGGAAATTTTGCAAAAAGTGTGTTAAATACTTTGATTATTGTCCTTGTGTGGAGACGACTGTACCCAAACCTGTCATTACTGAGTTAAAATCTGATGTCGCTCAGAAGATATTAGATGATCAAGCTGTAGGTTTAAATTCGATTCCAATCGTTTCCACAGAATGCACTTCCGTTGAAAATGAGTTATGGAACATTTATGATATAGATGAATGGATTCGACAAACGCTTTATTTTTGGTTGGCTATTGATAATTGGCAGGAAAGATTTTGGATTGCCATTATGCCTGGTATTTGGGCAGGGAGAGATGCTTCTATACGTATTTGGCTAACTTCCTTGTGGAGATTTATCCAAACCCAATTGATTCGTTTGTACGCTTCAGTGTCTAGCCGATTAGCTTTCGCTTTATGGTTTTATCCATGGGTTGTTAGTTTAACTCTTTTTGTAGTGAGCTATCCTTTGTCCCACTATCAATGTACCACCCCGGTGTTTTTGGGTTTGTATTTCGATGATGATTTATGTGGAGTAGGAGGATATTTGATGCAAATTATCACTTTTTTGTTATTCCTATCAACAGTATGGATGGCTGTATGCGCTTTGGCTATTGGAACTGCTATTAAAAGTAGAGCAGTTGATATTTTCTTTAACGAGATTTCAATGGAACGTTCTACATTCGCTATTTCTATGTTGTTAGGTACAGTAGGTGTTTCGTGGCTGGCTTTTAAGAGTTATTATGCTCTATTTAATACGGCTATATCAACTGTGGCTAATCAGGGAAATTTATCACCCACCACAATGGAGGAAATTGAATCCCGTAACGCCGAGAAGAACATGTGGATAGATAAAGCTCATTTTGTACACCCTGAAGCCGAACCGACAAATCATAATGCAACATGTGATCAAATTAAAAAGAAAATTAGCAGAAATGTGGTCAATGTTGAGATATATGATTTAGAGGACAAAATAAAACGTGTGCGAACTTGTGGTTTTTATGTTTGTTCTGATGTTTTGATGATTAATCAGCATAGTCTACAGAATTTTATCACTATTAAGAATGTTTTTGTTTCTATTCGAAGAGCTAGCGAAGATGTTGGTGGTTTTATTAAGAAAGTTGCTGTGGAAGAGTTTTATAATATTCCTAACACTGATATAACTTTTATCACAACATCAAAAGGACCTACATATACAAATATGCGTTCGTATTTTTTGGCGGAACACATGAAAGTTGATTCTTTTACACCTGCTATGATGTTAACTCGTGATAAATTGGGTAATATGGATGAACGGACATTTATTTGGACATCCACTGATAAAGCGTATAACGAGAATCGTAATCAATATCATATGGGATCTTTTCATCGCTATGATCATCCAACTCATGGAGGTGATTGCGGTTCGATCGCTTTTTCGACTTCCAGACCATATGGTTTGTTAGGCATTCATACCGCCGCTGATACGCGTACTAATGTTGGTGTAACATTTGCAGTAACACAGGATATGATATCTGATGCGATAAATGCGATGTCAAAATCTTTTCGTTTGAGAAATGAATCTGCCTTTAATATCGATCGGCCCGAATTACCTACTATGTTGTATGACAACCCTTTTCCAGCGTATGACACGAATTTGCATTTTCGAGACTGTGTAAATTTTATTCCAGTTTCGGTTTCTCAGGAGCCTATGATTGATATCTATGGTTCCATATCTAATATGCGAGTGAGTAGAAAGAGTGAAGTTCGAGATACTATGCTTAAAGAACATTTATTGATTCAAGGTGTTCCAGATGAACATGGACCTCCGAAATTTGATACAAATCGTAATCATGCGGATGGTTTTCAGCAAAGTTTAGAAGGTATACATGCATTGCCCGCAGATGATATTCGATGGGCTATTCAAGATTACACGGATGAATTGATAGCTCAAATGATGCTATTAAATTATTCATGTCAACCATTAACTCCATATGAAGCGATAAATGGTATAAGAGGACATCGTTTTGTTAAAGCTCTTAACATGAATACTTCCTCTGGAATGGGCTTACCCTCTCCAAAGAGGAAACATTTCATAGAAACATTGTATCCAGACCATGTTGTGTATGTTCCTGAAGATTATTTGCAGAAAGAACTAGATAATATTGAAAATCTACTATGTTCAAATCAAGTGCCTGCAAGTGTATTTGTTTCAGCTCTGAAAGATGAACCCACTGATATTGGTAAAGATAAAGTGCGAGTTTTCCAAGTAGCTACTGTAGCTATGAATATCAAGATCCGTGAATATTTACTTCCTATCTTGGCTTTTCTATATGCTAATCCGCTATTGTCAGAATCTGCTGTGGGAATAAACTGTACCAATGACGAATGGGAATCGTTGAATAATTTTCTATTCGATTTTCACCCGGATAATGTCCTTGAAGGTGATTTCTCAAAGTATGATTTGCGCCAATCAGGCCAAACTATTATGGCCGGCGGTACAGTCTTTATGAAATTAGCTGCTGCTTTGGGGTATTCGCCCAAAGATGTGGAGAAAGTAGGTTTGTTGATGAATAGTTTATCATATAAATTTATGGTTTGGAATGGAACATTGTTCGCAACGTCCAATATTATGCCCTCTGGATCTCCTATCACTATTGCTTTGAATACCACTACAAATTGTTTGTTACACCGAACAGGGTGGGTGCAAATTTGTAGAGAACTAAGTATCCCATTAGTGCCCTTTCGAGAAGTAGCTCATTTAATGTGTATGGGCGACGACTCGATAGGAACTTCAAAACATCCAGCTTTTAACATGAAAAATTTACAAGCTTTCTTCGTGCAGTATAACATGCCTTATACAGATGCTCACAAGAGCATTGTTGCTAAGCCTTTTACTACACGTTTAGAAGCCCGATTTTGTAAAAGAGGTTTTCGTAGCGATGAGAGAGTTGGAGGAGTTTTAGCTCCTTTAGAAATCAAGTCTATTTTAAAATCTCTTTTTCACTATATGGAATCTAAAACACCTGAAGAAGAAATAGTGATTATGAACGTAGATGGTGCAATGCGAGAATTTTCAAGGCATGATAGAGAAACTTTTGAACGTTATGCTCATATAGTGCGTACAGCTGCAGAAGCAGCTAAAATATCTCATATGACGAAATTACTATATTATTCATATGAAGATTGGGGCTTAATCCACCTCAAAAATTATCGAATTATTGATATCGGTGATAACGGATTAAAGCCCACGGGCACAGGTTCCGATGAAGATTCGGAGTCTCAGGCTATGGCCACGTTAAATTCTTCTGATGATCTATGGTTACGGCTGTGCGGAAGTGGACGCACAGAGCGCTTGATCATCACAAATCAATCCCAAAACATTCAAAGACAGGGTAGCGTTCTAATCTTTGAAATAAATAAAATCAACGCTTCTAATTATAATAATAACAATAACGCAAATGACGTTAATATCATTTACAAAACATCACCCAAAGATAGTGTTATGAATTTGGAATTCAACAGCAATTCATCTGGTTGGGGAGCCGGCGTGAACACATTTCGTGATAGTACATGGAATATAGCTTCTACGTCTGGTGGTCCCCAAGACTTTTTCCAGCGACCAGTTAAGATTTTCGAATACAGTTGGCCCATTAATACAACAGTTTTCGAAACAGTTAATCCCTGGGAAAAGTATTTTGGCGACCCTAAAGTTTTAGAGCGCATCTCTCATTATAAAAATTTGAGTGCTGATCTTAAAATTAAAATTTTACTTAATGGATCGTCTTTTCATTATGGACAACTGCTGGTTTCGTATCAGCCGCTACATAATAATGATGAAATCTTTACGTATAACGCATTACATGGAAATATGTTAATTAATCTTTCCCAAATGCCATCGGTATACGTTAACGCATGTCAAGGACGGGGGGGAGAATTAACCCTTCCCTTCTTCTGTCCCAAAAATGCGGTCAACATCCCATCCAAAGAGTGGGAAAATTTAGGTCGATTGCATATCGCTTCTGTTGCTCCTTTAGCACATGTTAATGGTAGTTTGGAACCCATTACAGTAACAATATTTGCCATGGCTGAAAATGTTGACGTCTCAACACCTACTGGTTGTTATGTTAATTATTTTGAAAATCAGTGTGAATTTGTAAATCAGAGTGATGAGTATGTAAAACCTTCAGCACTAGCTAACAATGTAGCAAAAGCGGCTGGTTTCCTATCTCAGGTTCCAGCTATTTCGCCTTTTATGCTAGCGACACAAGCGGCAGCATCTGCAACAGGACAGCTGTTGGCTTTGTTTGGTATGTCCAAACCCCGTCTGGTGGACAAGCCAGTGTATGTGAGATACAATATTGGTATGGAATTAGCTCCAACAAATGTGGCTGATCCTATTTCAGTATTAGCATTAGATGCTAAGAAAGAAATCAATGTCGATCCGCGTACAGTTGGACTTGGCCCAGAAGATGAAATGGCCATTACGCCCATTGCAATGCGTGAAAGTTTATTAACAACTTTCAACTGGAATTCGTCTATGACTCCTGAAACACATTTGTTTTCTATGAGGATAACTCCTATGGCTGGGAATAAAGGCTCAACATCTGAGTATCATATGACACCCTCAGCTTTTGTCACTTTGCCCTTTTGCTATTGGAAAGGAACAATGTATGTTCGCTTTGATTTCATTGGAACTCCTTTCCATAAGGGACGAGTTCTTTTCAAATGGGATCCAGTTACAAATTTACCTGAAAATGCTGGAGTATACAATACAAATTATTCAGCAATTATGGATATTAATGAGTTAACTGATAAGGTTTTCGAAATCGGATGGGGTCAAGAGATTCCTTTTTTGCCAAATGGAGGGTTATTGACGTTACCTAATTTCTCCAGCACAGAATACACTGAACGTAGTCTTAATTGTAATGGAGTATTGTCATGTTATGTCGTTAACGAATTGACATGTCCTAGCGATGAATTGACAGAAGTCACCATTCGAGTATCGACGTGGATGGGAGATGATTTTGAGGTGGCCGCCCCTGATAGTTCAGCGTTTGAGGGCACAATGATTAAATTGGACCCACCTCCGCCCATTACAAACTCGGAACCTATCGTTCCAAAAATTCCAGCGAATCCTCCTCCAGCCCCACCACCAGGTATCAATACTAATATTGATTATACTACATCTACGCCCACTACCTTTATTCCTTTGGGCGCCAATCCCGCTTGGCCAGCCGGAGGAACTGGGCGAATGGAAGTTCCTATTAATGGACCATTCGTTCCCCAGGTTACAACCGGCACAAAATTAGCTTTTGCAATTGCCACCGGAGAACCTTCTGGTGGAAATGAAGAGATATCATTGACTATTTCAGGACCACCGGCATATACTAGTTCTTCAATGTCTGTGCCTATTAACGTTCTGTGGTTGAATGGAACTGCTGACATTTTAGAGCCTCCAACTTGTTACAGGCAAGCGTCAGGAGATTATCTTGTATCTTTCCGCATCGGGTCTCCATTAACGGGTCCCACTTATGGGGTGGTTAATTTAACTCTTCCCATTTCTGGGACGTGGAAATTAACCTCCTTGATTATGGGACCAGCCTATGGAAAGTTTAAGTATATGGGTTCTACACCTGCTGCGACAACTACCGCAACTTACGCACCAATTACGACTGGAAGTTTTTCTGGTAACACGGTAGATATGACTTCAGGCTTTGTGGACTTCGAAATTCCACCGGCTGATCGCTTTTTCTCAACTTCTTCTACTGCGGCTGTTCATGCTTTAGTAACAGGAGAGAACGGAAAGGTGTACAAGGCAAATTTAATTTACTCAGATGGCACTCTAAGTACAACTAGCGTGAGATTCTCTACCATTCCACCTTCTGCCGGTATGTTAGCAGCCACTTCATGGGCTGTGTTACATAACAAACCAACTCTTGGTATTAAGGGTGTGAGATTTACTTCAGATGACGCATCTCCTGGCTCGTTAAGCTTCTATTCGGTCGGGGTCAATCTTGGTCTTAATATGACCAATCAAAGTTCTTTTTCCAATCAATCAGGAGAAGTTGAGGAAGAAGGTAACAATAATGCTCCATTATCTGATAAGATAGATGTTTCAATGGGCAATATGTTGCCTGGAGTTGAAATAAATTCTACTCATTTCGGAGAAAAAGTTACGTCTATTCGACAATGTGTGAAAAGATATGTTACCACCAAGCGCCTAACGAATGCTAGTACCATCGTAGAAACTATGTCAGATGTAAATTACCCGGGAGTTGGTGATATTTCACTAGTTCAATTACATCCCATGGATTATTTTAGAGCTGCTTATCTAGCATACAGAGGCTCATGGCGAGTTAAAGTTTTAAATCGCCGGTCGGCAACAGCTACGTCAGTAGCAGTGCAACAAGGAAGTATTCTCTTTTCCCGCCCCTCGAGACAATTTATGAAAACCGGAAATGTTAATTATTTAGATTGGATCTCATGGTGTGGTTCAAGTTATGGTCGTATTTCAGACCAATCAAATGGAGTGGAAGTGCCTTATTACTCTCCTTTGCGTTTTATGCCAGCGCGCCGGGCCACAGGAGTGGACCCAGCCAATTGGCAAAATGATCTCTTATTAGGGAGGGATCGTAGTTACATTAATATTGTTACTAGAAATCCATTGGCGGCTCAAGATTATGAGATCTTAAAGGCTGCTGGAGAAGATTATTCTTTCTTCTTTTTCTTGACAACACCAGTTGTCACCCTATATTAAATCGCAACAGTGACCGTTGCGTGTCGATTTTATCGATTATCTCAGGTCATCCCATTGTTAATGGTACAATTATGTTTTCATGGGGGTGACCCCGGAATTTTTCTTAATTGGTTACAAATTTTCAATTGGACCCTGTATTATGATACAAAGGTCAACTTTACA